TGCAAATACTGGTTGTGTAGTTCCGTTTACTTTTGTAAATACTGCCATGATAAATTTCCTTTAAGTTAGTGGGTTGTTGCCCTACTTTTATTTATACAATCGGCAAAAATCACTGGGGTTGAGTATTGTTTTGGACACGATTTTGAGCAGCAAACGCAGTGGAATCGAACCTACTGACCAGTTTGCCATAGCCTGCAGGTGTGGCCATTACCCAGCCTTCGCCGCCAGGATTGGCCATGTCAGCCTGTCCTTTAAGATGCATCTTCAAGGCATGTAACAATTCAAATGCCTGGAATGATGCGGCCAGAGCCTGTGCATTGCTGGTAGGGCTGTTGAGATATTCCACTATGTTGTTGAATTTTCTTGGACTTGTCTTGGCCTGCAAATAATCTCCAAACTCTTCTAACAATTGCTGTGCAGATTGTAACGGCGCACCCACTTTGGTATTAATAAAATCCACTGCCAACTTGAATAGATCAGTGATCTGTTGTGCTCTAAGTTCAGCAGGATTGAACAGTGTTCGCATGGCAGCACCTTGTGTGGTCATGATCTGTCGGAGTTGTTTTTCTATAGCACTATCAGTTTCTAATGTCTTAGGTGTAGCTGGTTTTTCTAGCAGCAGTCCCGGGACCGGATTGAATGCTACGCCTTTTAATGGTTGTCGCGGTTCACCTTGATTTGCATACATTGAATGTATAGCGATACCTATCTGTGCGGGTTGCGATCCAGTTTCAGGACTGCCAGTGATGCGTTGGCCCATTGCGCTCCGGACTGGTATACGATATTCAATGGTGTTGGGTTTGAACACATAGTTGCCAGCTTCAACAGGTGGTGTTCGCATGAACAACAGATCGCCCTTGACATAGCCACGGAAGTTGGGCGGCAATGCAGCGTCTAGTATTGGAAACAACGTAGCATATATCTGTATCAGTTCAGTTCGATCACCCGATCTGGTATTTTGGATGTTGGCCATCATCTGCGGACTAGTAGCCAGGCCGTCATAGCCCTTGGCATCAAATCCTGATCCATCTGTGAGTACAAATTCGCCGGTATCGGGTTTGCGGCCAAATATCACAGCAGGCTTGCCGTCCCATTTAGCAGTGGTAGTCTGTTGTGGTGCTTCGGTAGCATGTTTGACTATGTCCAAGGCTTTTTGTATGCCCGGTGCTCCCATGCGAAATACATAATCTTCCAGGTGTTCAATACCTTTGGCACGGCCACCCACTCCGGCTTCCGCAGCTTCAATCACTGGGCGTTGATGTTCAACCAAGGCCACATATCCGCGATTCACGATGCGATCACGCAATCTAGCTAGGAAATATGCATCACCTTCTTTCACTGTTTGATCAGGTTCTTGTAGGCCTTCGCCGGCTAGATAACCGCGGAAGTCTTGAAGTTTGGCATCTCGGGCAGGATCTTTAGCTAATGCAGCATAGATTGATTCTACATTCTTGAGATTATTGCGAGTAGCACCACGTCCTAATAATACCTCTGCTACATAGTCAGGATCCATACCGCCTTGTACCAGTTGATTTGTGGCTCGAGAAAACATGCCATTGGCACCTACTTTGAGTCCCAGTTGTTTGGCTATGCTCGACATCAGTACATTTCGGTTCACGCCCTTGTAGGCCGAATCTGTGCCGCCGGCATAAAAAAATTGTCCCCAATCCAGGTTAGGGAAGAACATAAAGTCGGTCTGCACAAATCCACGATTGGCATCACCGGCAATGGGTGTTTTAAGATGTACCTCACCTTTTTTGACCACATATTCTCTAGGATCCAGTCCTTGACTTTGAACAAATTGTGAAAGAATACCAGCCAGTTGTTCTTTTGAAACTTCGTTGAGATCTACTGCAAGATCCAAGTCTCCCGATGTGGGTGCCTTGCCAGTTGATCCTAACCAACGTGTGGGAATTCCATCATCACCAAGTTCTGTACTAAAATCTAGGCCAGTGACTTGCTCTATCCATTGAATAGTAGCAGGAACGTCTTGACGGTTGATACGCTGTGTGAGTGGCTCGCCTTTGGGCCCTTTGAAAACATTGCCGCCTTCTAGTAAATGTCTCATGGTGCTGTACCTGCCTGCAATGCCTGCATGTAGGCCGCATGTTGCGGATTGTTCGGATCAAATGGCATCCATCCTAAACCAAAATTCATTTCAAATTGTCCTGTGGTGGTTCGTCTGATACTGCCATGATTTACTTGATTTGTTGATGCCGATGCTGGCGGTGGTGCAACTGGGGCGGCTTGCCCTGCTTGCGGAGCCGGATGGAATTGCAAAAGAACTCCTGCTTCGTATGCAGCCTTTGCAATCATTTGAAATCTTGCTAATTCTTGTGTGGCAGGTGTTGCTGCATTGAGATTGCTCAATTGATGCATGCCGGCCAGCATGCGATTCATTATGCCGTCGGCTTGGTCAGTATAAACCGTGGTGGGATTGCCATTGGCATCCACCTGAGATACCATTTGATCTAAGTTGGTAAAATCTGCACCTTTAAGAAATGCATTGTGTGCTATTATGGATTTTAATCCTTTTCTCAGATTAAACTTAGCTTGTGAACTTATCTGTGCGGGATCTGTGACTCTATCTGCTGCCATGGCTCGAGATACTTGTTCGGCCCATTGACGTTGCATAGATTCGGCATTTTGTCTGACCAACAACGGTGCCTGAGCCAGTGCTTCCAGTTCGGGGGTTGTTTTTTGCTCATCGGGCACCTTCACTCCCATCTGGTCTAGGAATCCTTTGGCCCAGGGACCAACTTCATTGAGTCTAGACTTCCTGGTCAGTTCATGAATTTGCATCGGTTTTCCTTACTGATCTAGAGAATTTACCAGCATTTTTTGTGCGTATGGCATTGAGAAATTTCCTGTTGAGAGCTTCGGCTGTTTCTGCATCAAATTCTTGGTCAATTTGTTCGAGCAGTCTCACAGCATTGGCTATTATGGTGGCCGCTCGATTTTCAATGACCAGCCGACGATCGCGTTCGATGTACAGACTGTCCAGTTCTTCTAGGATGCTGCGTGTTTTCTTTTGCATGTAAATCAATGGCCTTTGGATTATTTAGCGATTTCTGGATGTGAATAAATATCTATTACAAGGATACCAACCAATGACCAGCAGCATCAACCCACAAAACATCGATGGCAACTACCCAGTAGCCGGCGTACCTAATAATACACAGGGATTTCGTGATAACTTTACCAACATCCAAACAAATTTTACCTATGCCAAGAATGAAATAACAGATCTGGAAAACAAAGCCATTCTCAAAAGCGCATTGAGTGGTACCACGCTGGACAACAACATGGCAGATCAATTGATCTACTCTGCGCTGATCCGAGACTTTTCTGGTAGCTTGGTTCAAAATACTGTTACCTCAGGATCTGTCACATTGGATTATTCTGCCGGGCATTATCAAACTGTGAGTACTACTGGTAGCATAACATTGGGATTCTCTAACTTTCCCGCTGCCGGTACTGTGGGCATGATGCGTGTGCAAGTCAACATCACCAATACTTCTTACACCATGACCTTGCCAGCTGCGGTCACACTGGGTGTGACTGGTATACAAGGTATCAGTTCTAACGTGATTACTTTTGGTGCCACAGGGTATTACGAATTTGGATTTGTGACCAGTGATGGTGGTACTACTGTTACTGTGTTTGATTTGAATAGACCTCTCAGTTATTATACCAACACTGTGAATGTAGCAGCTACTACTTCAAGCACCAGTACTATCACAGGTGCGGTGATCGTGGCCGGTGGGGTAGGAATCGCAGGAAACTTGTATGTGGGTGGTGACATATTTGGTAATGTGACTGTGACAGACATTGCGTTGGGAAATGTGTCTGCATCTGGATTTGTCAGTGCAACTGGTAACGTCACAGGTGGCAATTTGATAACCGCAGGATTATCCACAGTCACTGGTAATGTGCAAGGTGGTAACATACGCACAGCAGGACAGGTATCAGCCACAGGCAACATCACAGGCGGTAATGTGTTGGGCGGAGCCAATGTGAATGCCACTACTCATACTGGCACCACTGTTAGTGTGACCGGTAATATCACAGGTGGTAATGTGCTGGGCGGAGCCAATGTAAATGCAACTACTCATACAGGCACAACTGTCTCAGTTAGTGGTAATGTCACAGGTGGAAATATTTTAACAGCTGGTCAGGTAAGTACTACCGGTAATGTATTATTTTTAGCCGGTACCGCAGTGCCAGTTGGCGGCACCGCAGGCGCTGGCATAATGATGTCGAGCACTGCACAATTAGGTGTATTCTTTGGATCTGGCGCGCCAACACTGGCAGCAGCGCAAGGTAGTTTATATCTTAACACCAGTGGGTCTAGTACCAGCACACGTTTGTATGTGAATACCACCGGCAGTACCAGCTGGACTGCTGTGACCACTGCTATCTAATTATTTCTTGATATTGCCCAACAACTGCTTGAGCTTGTTGCTCTGTACTTCTACGCCAATCTTGGGAGTAGGATCAAATGGATCTATTCCCGGCTTGGGTTGAGCACGTTCCCAAGCATTACCGGTCTGAACAGGCTCACTTGGTGTAACACTTGCACGAGCTTTGATTGAATCCATAATGGATGTTTGTGGTTTGGTGTAACCAGTTCCTTCGTCTCCACCTTCATCCGTGATGCGCATGGTTTCAATGTTGTATTCCAAATCAATCTTTTGTCCCACGCCTGTGGAACTACGCGATTTCATACATTGGATCTGATATTTGCCACGCTCTTTCATTGATCTTCTGGTAAAGATACCAAACACATTGTCTGCTGTGTTGATCTTACTGATACCACCCGCGATGTGGCTGTGATCAAATTCTACTTCTTCCACCGCACTACGATTCAACTGCGATGCAGTGACCATCAGTATCTTTAGTTCTTTGGCCAAGTTGCGCAGTTCTTCACTCACATACTTGTCTTTGATAAACTGATCATTGGGATTGACTTTGACACTGATTGGCATCAACAAGTCCAAATAATCAACCATGACAAAATCCACACGTTTGCTGGTCTGTATCTGATATTCTTTCAAGTATGATCTGATGTCATTGATGTTGCTCTGTGCCGGCATGCCTTTGACTTGATAGTTGCCAGACTTCTTGCCCATCATCTTGACCTTGAGTTCAGTGGTGTCAATGTCTCTGCGGATGTCTCTGGTGCTCATGTTTGTGAGCATGGCATCTGTACGCAAACTGGTCAGATCCTCACTCAGTTCCAATGTGATATACACTCCACTGAGTCCTTGTTGCAACCAGTTCAGTGCGATGTTCATCATGACTAGACTCTTGCCCGAGCCAGAGCCGCCTGCAAATATGTTCAGCTCGCCGCGACTGAATCCACCATACAGCAATCGATCCATCTGCGCCCATCCTGTGCTCACTTGCCCGCCTGAGTTAAAATAGTTGTTGATACGACTTGCCGGATCAGCAAAGTAATCTGTGCCCATGTCCTTGGTCAGACTGATCTGTACTGCATCTTTGATCAGCTTTTCAACTGGACCATACTCGCCCTTTTCCAGCAAGTCTGCTGATTTCAAGATGGCACGTTCCAGTTCTTGTCTGCGTGTGAATGATTCAAACTCTTCCATGAACCATTCATAATGCCCTTCATTCAAGTCGGGCACCGCCTGTAGTCGGATTCCTGTGGTGGCCGATATCTGCGTGATGTCCGGCAGTGTTTTGTGTTTTTCGCTGTGTTCTTTGATAAACTCTGCTGCTGCTCGCAGGCTCTTATCAAAGTTCTCTGGATTGTAAATGTTTTGCACCCGCACATAGCTGGCAGCATCCTCCAATATCATTTCCAGGAATAATTTCTGTACATCAATGCTGTAATCTTTTAACAAGTTGCTTTTTCCTTAGTTCTATTTTGATCTTACTGGTGTTTCTGTTTTCAAATATAGTTAGCAAAGTTGCCAACCTCCCATAACGAACCACGCTGTCATTCACATCCTTGATGTCGACCGGCCAAGGTGGCATACTCACTGCCCAACCCAGTTCCACAGCACGATCTACCAGTTCCATTCCGGCTAGATCTTGATCCGGAACCACTGTGATCTCTTTACCTAGACTGCGGATCAATCTGGCTTGTTCATCTGATATGGTGCTGTGCATCACTGCTAGGCCACCAATGCATAACGCATCAAATATACCTTCCACCACAATCACATGTGTCCAGTCTGAGTGTTGTAAGTCTGTACCAAACACATATCCTGGTTGGCTGTTGCTGATGTATTTGGGGGTGCGATTGTCTAAAAATCTTTGTGTGTGTCCTACTATGCGATTGTCATAGGTGAATGGTATGATCACGCTGGGGCGATG